CGTTTCAGCCGTATCGGTGTAGCTGGTTTGGCCACTTAAATCCGCGCCGGCCATGGTTAATGTGCTGGAGACTTTGAAGTCTTTGCCATTTAGCTTTTCACCACCTAGCCTTATGCTCATGCATCCTCCGGCATCATTTCACGTAAATAAGCGAGATCAGCTGGCTGACCGATGAACGCCATCAAGGCGGTATAGGCATATTCATAACCAGGGTGACCAATTTGTATCTGGTTTGCGATATCGCTATCAGCATAAAATCGCCACCCAGCACCACCAGTTAAGTCAGGCAAAGCGGCATCGATGGCACTATCAAACGCAGCCTTTTGACTTTCAAAACTAGTTAATGCCGCTAAGGGATCACTATTGGTTAAGCTGCTGGCCGCCGCTTTGGCCTGTTGGCTGAGTGCCTTTTTCATACGGGCTTTAATGGTGGGTACCGCATTCAGTTTTATGCCGGCGGTGACCACTTCCGCATCAACCAGCTGCATTTTGTCTTGCTGCAAGTTGGTCAGCTTTTCAGCGTGACGTTGCCATTGTTCAATTTGTTTTAGCGGGAACACACCGGCCATGCTTTGGCATTGGCTGGCCAGGTCTTTCACGCTGCCAGCGGTAAACGCCAAAACAAACACCGCCGGCACCGGTTGCGCGCTGAGTTTGTTCACCAAGGCCGTGACCGCGTTGGGAAACGCTAACCAAGTATTGGTCCCACTGCCCTCTTTCGCGCCCAGCGTCCATGGGGTGATGGTTTCCACCGTCACATTACCGCTTAAGCCACTGGCATCGGATATCGGTGTGTGAAGTACCACCGGTGACCAATTAGACATTGTCACGCTTCCATTGCTCATAGCCGGACACTAGATTGGTCGGCATGCTGTATTGCCCACGGCGATAAGGTGGCACGCACTCAAAATCACGATAAAAACCGCGATAAAACTCATCGATCGTGGTGAAGTTAAACACCGGTATTTTCACTTGCTTGTGTCCAACCACATCATAAATCGGGATTGTTTGAGTGACGGTTATTTTCACTATTCCGCCTCATAAATCATGGTTAAAGTGAGGTAAGGCCCATACTCAAACGCCAGCCAGCCAAACAAGCGCACTAGCAGATAAAACACCACGGCCACCACACTGGCCAGCCAGTGTTGATAGCTACTTAAGCGTTTAGCATCACGCAGCATGGCCTTGAAAAATCCCTTGTCGGCGGCTTTTCTGTCACTAGGTGAACCACCACGACTATAAGCAAAGTCATGCCGGCGGCATGAAGCCTCAAAAAACCAGCCAAACAGTAAATTGACCAACCAATCAGGAAACCAGGCAGGGCCGCAACCATTACCAAAGGTGTGTTTTTCTGACTCGCTTAGCTCAGCCCATCGAACAGGCGTGAATTGGCAGTTCATCAGCTAAAGTCCACGATAATGGCGTCAATATCGGCCTGAGTAACATCGGGTTGTTCGCTGTCTTCATGCTGAATTTGCAAGGCATAAAGCTCGTCTTCATACGCCTGCTTTTTACCCATAGCAGGAAACACGATGTCTTTGTATGTAGTGGCATTGGTGATGATGCGGCCCACTAATGTGGCTTTATCCACCGAGGGGCGATTGGCCACAATGTAATCAATGCCAGGCGTTAAAGCGGTGTTATCCGCTTGCCAGGCTAAGGCCTCATTTTCTTGGGTGAGAAAAGTCGATATTTCCTCTTGTGTGTAGGTGGTGGTGATGGCCTGCACTGCTGCCTGAAAGCCGTTTTTAATCTCAGTGTTTTTAAGTTGAGCGGCATCAGTAAATACAAAAGGTGGCTCTGGTTTGGTTAATGTCCATGACTCGTCAGGCTCAATACCTAGCTCAGATATTTCTTGCTCATTGCCATTTGCGTCATAGCCAAAGTAGCCACGATGATCAGCAACAATTTTCCATTCGCCCTCTTTATGTGAGCGTGGCACCGTGCCATTTTCATCGGTAAACACGGCGCATTGATTTTCTTCAACTTCAGGAACTGTGTCCGGTGTGGCATAGGCTGGGATTAGAAATTGACCGTCGTTCTTTGGATCAGCATCAGCCTTTCCTGGATTTAAAGGCTCGCCCGTTTTTCGTGAGTAATGTGTGATATCCATTATTAACCTCTGATTAATATGCGCGTACTAAAGCCATACCCGAAATACTTCGGGGTCTGTTTTGGTCAGCAGTGGGGACAGTCAGTGATGCATCAAAAGCGAGTATGTCTGGGCTATTACCGCTGCCATTCACACCGCCATCGATATTTCCTCCAGACGTAAACGCACCTTCGAAATCCAGCAATCTTGATTGTGTTAATACACTAGCCGTAATGTTCCTAATTGCATCGCCTTGGAATGAACCAATAGCCCTCCCCACATCGACACCACGACCATCATCCCAGGCACGCCAAAATTCACCACGCCAATCAGGTATCGTGAAGGTGGTGGAACCATCCCCATCACCGTAGTAACCGGCATAAGCTTCAGGGTCGCTATCCTTAGTGGCTTGTGTCACAAAGTTGCTAACTGTCTGAGCATAGGCCCACAACAGTGGGTATGAGGCACGTACTAGTTCTGCCCCGTTACGTTTTAAAAATCCCGTTGGTACCACATCACCATCCATGATCAGCAAAGCACCAATCGGGTAATCGATGGCCGTTTTTGCTTTATATAAAGCGTTGGCTTCGGCTTCGGTGAGGTATTGAGGGTGTGGGTCTTCATCCAACAAATGCTGAGAAAGGCCGTCACCATCTACCCGTACATCGGTCACATCGCCATTGGCTGCAATATCACTGATTTTGGTCAGGTAATGATTAAAGCCATTGCCATCGGTGTAATCGTTATGACTAACCGCATCAATCACAAAGTCGACCACCGCCGTCATATCGGATATATCACCCTGCAGTGACACATCAAGCCAGACTGATTTTGGCCCCGTGGCGGTGACTTGTTGTGTCAGTGTTTCAGCAATGCGAATGCCGCCGACATAGCCCACGCCTGGTAACACGTTATACGTGGATGACGTGCCAACTCGTTCAACTTTCCAGCCATCACTAAGAAAACCTTCATGGCCATAAATGTCATAGTTGGATAAGCGCTCACGCTCATCGATGCCGTGCAGGCGTGCATTAAAATCAATCTGCCATGTTTCAGCCGGTACCGCGATGGCCGTGGTGGCCTGAATGCCCGAAAAGGCGATCAGAAAATTACGCGTCAGGTTATTGCCTGGCACCGCCCCCGCTGTTTTTCGCTTTTGGATAAGCGGCGTATAGGTCACGGCAACCAGTACGCCTTCATCATCAATCAGCCCAACCCAGTTAAAGTCATAGTCACCTATGGCGCTATCCATCACCAGGGAATACACAACCTGATTGGTATTGACATAGCCCTGTTTGGTCACCGGTAGCGTGTCCCGAATGTTTCCCGCTGCCGGCATAGCTTCTACCCGATTAACCGGCTCGTTATTTACGTCAAGGCCATCAATGTTGGCCAGTACAAAGTGGGTGATGTTGAGCGTTTCGCTGTTGCCTTGTTTATTGGCAATTTGGTTTTCGCCGCTGATGGTTATAAAGCCCATTTCAAGCCCCTTATAGTTTTGCAATGTCGAGCGACCAGGCGTTGCCTGTCGCGTTGTTTTCAATGGTGTTATCTGCCCACCATGGCGCGATGGTTTGTATCGCGGTATCAAACCACCAGGTATGACCGGTGGCTTTGACGCTAATACCCGTTTGAATAGGTGTAATCACAGTGAGCTGATAACGTCGGCAGGTACGTCCGTACTTTTGAATAATGCGGTTTAAAAGCTCGGTATTCTCGGAAAGCTGGCTATCGGATAAATGCACCAAAATCACGTCCCAATCCACCGGATCGACGCGTTCTTCTATTTCCACATACCCAATGCCAAGGCGTTCAAAAATACGGATAAAACCGGCTTTGCTGCCAGCATCCTGGGCATTAATCAGGGCGAATTTCACCCGCTTTCGGTAAAGGTCTAATGGCTCGGTGGTGAAGCGTTCAATGTCACGCTGCCAGGCCAACAAATCGAGCATGCCAGGTGTGCAGGTGAGCGGGTCCATTTGGTCCAGTGGCCAGCGCAGCCAGGCTTCAATTTTTGACCAGTAGTTAGTGGCTGCTTTGGTGAGTGCTTCGGTTTGCTCGGCACTAATCCAGAATGGCAGCTTAATATTCAGCATTATTCTGTCTCCTGGATGTTAACGATTAAGCTGGTTAAACGTGGTATCCAAAGCTCGGTCACAATGTCGTCGAGTGAATAATCCACGCTATGAATACCCGTAAACTGGTTGTGCAATTCGCGGTCGAGATTGGAAAAGCTGAACCGGCTGAAAGGTAAGGTCAGCGTCGGTGAAAACTCGCTGTTTTCACGAAAGGCCGCATTCACAAAATCACGCACATTCGCTTGCAGTGTGGTCACCGCATCACAGCCCAGCCCTTTTTTGTGCCACACAGTCACCACCAATGACACGGTTTGCTCGGGCATTTGAAACACTTGCAAATCATCACCATGGCCGTGATTGCCGTCATCAGTGATATAGGTATTAATGTCTTCCAGGTATTGCGCTACCGGTGCAGCAAAGTCGAACAGCACAAACGCGTTGGCTGTGCCTGGTCCTCGTGGTGCGTCATGTTCAAACCAGATGGCATCGACCGTTACCCCTGGAAACTCTGAAATTAACGCCCGATACACACTATCGGTATGAAAATCTGAGGCGGTACC